CTACTAGTGTAGAACCAAAGTTTGCTTTAAGAGATAAAGAAATTTCTTCTTTGTATTCGTTTATATACTGCTCACACAATTTCTTATCAGTGTAAGCAAACGTATGTTGTATCCAACCTAATGGAGGTAGGACATTCAACATTATCAAGACTGTTACAAAATATACTGTCATTTTAATTTCCCTCCATTTCTGCTGAGTCTAATAACCATTGTTCACTTTCTACCTCTTCACAATTTGTTATATCAGACTCCAGAACATCAACAAAATTATCATATTCATCACAACTCAATTTTTCTACTTCAGCAATAGCATCTTGTTCACAGTCAGCATGTACCACATATTCAACCTGTATTTCTTGAAGTACTGTTACAATATATTTTCTCATTATAATCTCCTTGTGATAAAGTGGACCCTCACTTGAAGGCCCACTACCACTGACTAATCAAGCTGCCAACGCCTCCCATTCTGGAGAAACCAACATCTTCCTGACCTTATCTTCTCTGTTAACCTTTACATTATGTGGTGAATTTCCACGCTTACTATCAGGATGGGAAGACCAGTAGGTAGCTGCATTGTATGCAGTCCAGAGGGTTCCTTCATCTCTCTGAGCATAGCTCTCATAGTGTCCACGGCCATGTATGTGACGGTTCTCTTCATCGAAGATCTTCATAAGGTTGGATAGCATTACCTTGTTAGCTACCTTCTTCTTACTGACATTATCAGTACGTTGTGCCAGTGTTTTAGTAAAGAGGTTAATAGCCTCATACCTTTTTACTGGGGTATCATACCAGTTCTTCATCTCTTCAAGACCGGAGCCAGCTATAAACTCACCAGCATTCCTAATCTTGGTAGCAAAGCTGGCAATATTAAAGTTCCTGGTATGCCTACCATAGACATAGGCCAGCTTATCACCAGAGACCAGAGTATTATAACAGAAGGATCTCCATAGTCCCATCATACCATTGTTAGCCCATGTCCGGTTATGGGAAGTCCTAAAAACAAACTCAGGTATAATACTATCTTTACCTTCTCGCATGGTCATCTCATGTGCAGGGAACTTAGCTCTGAGTTCGAGTTTAGCTCCAGTATCATAGACATTAGTTGTAAAGTCAGCGTCAGTCATGTCTATCTTAGCCCTTTGTAAGGCTTGTTCTACACCATCTACTATCTCTGCATACTGAACAGGAAAGTACTCATCACTGACTATACCTATAGGTTCTTTGGTATCTGTACGCCTCAGACCTACCCCAATATGTGAAGGTATTGTATTATGCCAGTCACGTATGTCAGGTACTACTCCTTCTTCCCATTTATTAATAAGTGGGAACTTCTCTACCTTAAAGTCTATCTTGCTATGATCAAACATAGTCTTTCTCCTTAAGTTAATACTATATTACTCAATCAATGTCAAGAAATTCTTCGTACCCTCTTTCAAAAGAACTACGTTCTGTTTCAATCCATTGATTAAGCTCCGTTATATCCAGGTCTTCTTCTGGATCACTTATGCCAACATACTCCTCGACCATTGGCATACACCATACATCTCCTCCACGTTCCAGGAATTGATGTACCTCTTCAGTGTTTCTAAATTTAATTTTCATGATTTACGCCTTTTATGAGGGATTGATTTGCCATTAAGACTAGTTATAAGTTTGTCATCACTGAACAATGTTATTTCTTCAGTAGTGACTTCTTCACTCCACTTTGATTGGCTCTTAATCTTTATACATGTAATCATACCAGCATCTTTTGCTAAATCGCTGGAAGTTATACTTACTTCCTTTACAAAATGAATTGAAGAATTCATCTTACTTCTCCTTAAGTTTAAATAAAATGTATGGCTCTCCTCCTGATACCTGTAGGGATAGTGCTTTAGCTGTAGGATCTAAAGGCTGCTGTTCTACATAGTGCCAGGAAGCTCCAGCTTTTATTTGTACGTTAGCCGTATCAAAAAACTCTGCGTTATTTGATATGAAAGCTGTTGTTAGTAGTGGTATTACTATCGTTAACATTATCATATGCTAGTCCTTTCTTTGTGTTTAATTTTCCTATTATACTTCTTTCTTCCTTTCTTTGCAAGCACTATTTTGTGCGACAAAGCTCTTAGCCAACGCCAGTTAGGGTCACGTTGTTTTTTCATTGTCCTCTTTCATAAGATTAGCTATCTCTTTTTGTAATTCTGGAAGTGTTTTCTTCGATTCCTTTTCATAATCTTCGATAACACCCAGTAATTCCCGGACATCTGCACGATAGAGGGACCAGTACATTTCTTTGTCAAGCTCTTTCCTACTGTGCGCCCAGTTATCGGCTTTCATTAAATTTTCATAGGCAGTTTTCTTTACTTGGTCTATTCTTTCCTTTGTTCTTAGCATTTTTTGTTTATCCTTACTATTAAATCTAATTCATCAGGCCAATCATCGCACTTACATTTAGGTTCTTTTCCTAAACCTTCGCAAATATATTTCCAGATTTCAGGTTTCATATCCTCTTTGTAAAAGACAACACTCGTTTCATCATAGTAATCCAGTCTCATATCAATCTCCTAAGTTCTTGAATATGTGGGCGATAACGTCCACGGTCCATCCATTACCCAGCATTTTGTAGCGTTGGGTATTGGATACATGTGCAGTGTACCCTTCCGGTACTGTCTGCAATCTCTCGCACTCAAGCGGTGTTAGCTTACGCCATTTCAAATTATCTGTTGCAATTTTTGGTTCCCTGTTTCCACCAGTACAGGCGGTCAAGGTAGGTGACTTACCTTCTGGATGATAGACCCTCTTGATTAGGTCATGCCCCTTCAGGTCATGGCACATACCTTCATTGCTAAATACAAGTTGTCTTCTACTCTTTTCAAAATAGTTCTTCAAGGAAGATAGGTTTCCACCCTTGAAATAATTTGCATCTAGGCAGTGAGCCTTGTCCCTATCCACAAAGTTAAATACTATCTGACGTTTAGATTTCTCAAAGTAATCTTTAGGTCTGGGACCATTCTTATAGGTAGAGGTTACACAAAGAGCCTTGTCTCTGTCCACCAATCCATCCTCGATGATATCCTTGAGCATGATACCTCGATCCTCTGGCATGGTGAAGGGGATGTTAGTCCAGTACAATCTCTTCCTGTTCTGAGCGGATACAAGGTTGCTGTTAATCATGACAGGTTGGACACCCAGATACCTGCTAATAATATCTTGGCTCTCTTGCTTCATGCGTACATTTTCCAGGAGAAACCATTTAGGTTCTGTCTCATCCATGAGCCTGACAAACTCAAAGAATAATTTAGATCTGGGATCATCAAAATTTAAACGACTGCCAGCAAAGCTGAAGCCTTGGCATGGCGAGCCGCCTATTAATAGATCAATCTTGGGACGCAGGTGTGCATGTAACATTGAGTCGTTCCAGGTTAGATCCTTTACATCTCCTAGCTGGAAGATGTCTGGATAGTTAGCCTTGGATACCTTTATGGCAAACTTGTCTATCTCACAAGCATAGTATTTATCCACAGATATCCCGGACTTTTCCAAAGCTATTCGACCATAAGACATGCCGTCAAAGAGACTTAGTACATTCATTTCTTATTCTTTCCTAGTAACATGTTGATTAATTTATTCAGCTTAAAAATTCCTTCAGTAAGCTCCTTATTTTTAATGTATTGCAATTGCAGTTGCTCTTGCAACTCCTTTACATTTTTCCTTAAAATATCCTCTGTATTCATATCTTGTTTATCTCAAGTATAGTTTCCTCGTTCACTACTATTACTTCCTCACACAAGTATAGAACTTGTTTTACTTCATCTATACTTTCTTTTGTCTTACTTTTTAATATTACTTTCTCAAGTAAGTATTGAATTGTTTTTACTTTATCTGTACTTGATCTTATCATGCCTATTACTTCCGGTTTTTTTCCGGTTATATGTGCATCGTTAATAGGCATGTGCATTTTTAACATCTTATCATATTCTTCCTTGGAATATTTCATGTTAGCATTCCTCTATTCTTGCATCAGGATATTCCAGCCGAGCATGTGCCATATTTTCCAGACATGTATCATATGTAGCATTTTCTCCATCACCTGAACAGGTACTACATTCGACCTTACTAACTGTCACTGCCATTTCTGGATTTCCCGATAGCGAATGTTGATAACAAATTGTACCTTTTCCAGCACAGTCTAAACATTCCAGTATAATTTTATATCGCATCTTGTATCCTTTCAGATTATAAAATTAAAAAAGATTAGGAAAGCCACAATGACAGTCAATCCTAATAATAATTGTAAAAAGTTTACCATATTTTTCTCCTTTCCATGTCGATCTTCTATTATACCACATGTGAAAGAACGAAAATAAAAGCAGCCATGATTATCATTCCTATTGAAAGAACTAATAACTGTTTCATAAAATCTTTCCAGAATTCCATGTTTGTTCTCCTTTCTAATGTTGATAGTCTAACTGAAGAAGCCGCCTTTACATATTTCATTAAGCATTACTCCATCTCCGTAAAGTAAAGGGTATCATCCTCGATTAATTCTTTTAAATGAGAATAGATAATATCCTTAATTGTTATGTAAGGTTCCCCATCTAAACCACTAGGTACGTTAAGGGTTAAAAGTATTTGATAAGTTTTTTCCATTACTCCATTTGTTATATCAGACTCCAGAACATCAACAAAATTATCATATTCATCCTTCTCCATCTCTTTCTCTGTTAAAGTTTCAGCTTCGAGTTCTGCCTTGTTTACATCCTTATGTAGTGCCAGCATTTTTTCTAAATGCTTTTCATAAAGAGTTTCATATAAAGCATCGTTGTATTGGTTACTCATGGTCTTTCTCCTATCTAATTATAACATACTTGTTAATGTTGATAAAGTTTTATTGTCCTCCTTTTTCCTATTGTAGTTTGACTGAAGCAGCCACCCTTACATATTGCACAATGTCCCTTGATTTTCTTCTTAGTCTTGGGACATTGGAACATGGGTTCATCTGTAGCTGGATCATGATTGAGTTCATCATCTCCATAGAACATGATGTTCCATCCATCACGGTTAAGCATCTCCCATTCTTCTTTGGTAGTGCTTGGATCAGTGCTGGCATTCAAAGCCAGGTTAGGCAGGGGCATGAGTTCCTGTTCGATTAAAACTTTCATGATAGGATCACGCCATGCCTTGGTTGGTATCCACAACTCATCATCGGGCATTGCCTGACACATTGCCTTCACCCGATAGACATCCTTTACATCCTTCAAGGATTCCCCTCTAGTGTTAAGTCTTTTTCTTTTGGTTTGTTTTCTTTTACGTTTAAAAAAGTTGGCAATATTTTCATGGATATTTTCCGGTGTTAGAGCTTGCCAATCTTTCTCTATCCTTATGTCACGCTTAAACATATTGGGATAAAGTTTATAGAGTTTTATATTAAAGCACGTTTCATCACAGTAAGGTGATCGATGGATACATGATCCTTCAACATCACCTACATCATTGATGGGTCTGTCACTGGCGAACATACCAATGTCATCACACCATCTGAACAGATCGTTAAACATTTATTTACTCCTCACGTTGCTACCCCTTACCGATACCATATCAGCAAGGGGTATGTCAACATTCATCTACTTACTATTTTTGCAACGAATACGCCATACCCTAATGCCGCCCGTTACTTTTCGATAGGCCATTCTAAATTTAGAATTCCACCGTTTAGTATAATTAGAACCAGCATTACTAACTCTGGCTCCAAATTTATCTTGAGTAATAGGCGAACAGGGTATTAGAAAGGAATCGCCTACCTTCATGTCATGAAATGGATACATTCCGGTGTATCCATCAATATTATTGTTATGCCAAGTTGGAATCGGCACACCTTTTTCTATAGTAAACCGATTTGTTTTCTCTACTACAACTTGATCATCGTTTTCTTCTTTAACAAAAGCTAAAGTATTCATAGTTACTACTCCTAAAGGTTAGGGGAAATTGTGTCAGCCTTTCCCCATAGGCTGTCTTCTCGTAAAATGTTTAGGAAAGTACAGTTCGCCGCCGTTCATTCGTTTAGCATGGTTGCAGTTGGCACATAGTAATTGGTAGCGATCCGGTTCTTGTAAGTAATGCCTTAACTCTATGGATGGTGCGTTGTTTCCATCTCCCGAATAATCGGCATCGTTTTCTATATGGTCTATTTGAAAAAAGATGCTGTCTTTTTCTCCGCAATTAACACATTGGTTGCCCATCATCTTGAACATTTCCTTGCGTTGGCGAGCTACTCTAAGCTTTCTTCCTAGCTTTTTGTGATGTTTCCTACACAATCCGCTGTCTAATTTTCGCACGTTACCATTACCCCGAATAGGCTCATCACAATCTTCTAACTTACATATACCTCGCACCACACTGGTTGAGCATGGATGACAACAGTAATGATTGGCTCTTTCATGGCGTGATTTAACACCAGCCCTATTGAATACCTTTTTACAGTCAGGGTTATCGCATTGGAATGTCCACTTATAACCTGTCTGAGTTATTGACCCTTTGCCACTTTTATATTTGTAAGGTTCTTTTTTAAGTATCATATGTCACCTCTAGAATTCAACGCCGTTACCTACATCAGCAACGGTAAGTCCATGTTCCTTCCACATTCTGATTACAGATGGGCGGTCATCAAATGCCATGACCGGATTGAATCCTTTACTATTTCCGGTTGCAAAGACACGCCCTACACTTGGGTCTGGGTCTGGCGGATAGCCTGGAAATTTTACATCTGGACTCCTGATAATTTCCAGCATCTCTGCCTTCACTTCAGTGTCAGGTCTGTAGTCCTTATCCTTACGCACCCTCTTACCTAACTTACTTCCGGTGTCAGGCTTAATGAATTTGTAAGGATAGGTTAACGGATCATGTACATTTTTCTGGTACATGGTCTGACCGTTCATGATAGCTCGATGATCGGATGATAGTTTCATGTTACTTTATCCCTTCTATTACTATTTTAGCTGCTTCCAGCCGTCTCTCTTCTTCTTTTGTATTCAACCATTGGCACATGGTTAAGGCAAGTATCATGTTATGAATTGCCCAACGTGGCTGATTGCCAATGATCCGTTTAGCTTCTTGATATGTCATACTCATACCTTACTCCTCGTTGTGATAGAATTCCTTACGGATAATTCTGGTTCTATCTTGCCAGACACATCTGATACCTTCCCTTAAAATAGTTAAGGTCAGCATCAATTGGTGTTTGATACCCTTATTCCAGTTACATATCCAATCAAAGTATGGAATAAACAGAACCGGAACGAGCCAGTCCATACTATCTCTATGATAGTATTCCCTGCCCCATTGGTCATTGGATTTTCTGATATCGTAAGCCATTTACTTCCCTTCCATTTTATAAATTTCCTTAAGCATATCGGTACGCTTCCCCAATATGTTAAGCTTGTGCTTCTTGGTTGTCAAGTTCTTCTTAAACTTTTCAAAGTCAAAGCTTACATTCTGTAATGCTTCCAGCATAGCCGATTGAAACTGCTGTTTTGAATAGGTAGATTTATCTAACGGCGGGTTCTTTCCTATACCTTTTAATTGGGCCAATTGCCTGACCGTTCTAGATACATGATCTAGATGATCAAGTGTCAGATTCCCTTCTTTAAATTGTTTACTATCTGACTGTAGTCTACCGCTTTTCTTATTAAATATAGACACTAGTACTCCATAGCTAATGTAAGGATGTTCTGCCTTAACCTTATTGTATATTTTATAAGGTGTCCTACCCATTACAGCCCAGTAGTTAGCAAAGTCTCCATCATCCCAGTTTCTCTGATTGGTATTGATAGCTATCATGTTCTCGTACATATGAGATACCTGCATGACATAGTACGGGATGCCAAGGGCTGTTGCTGCTAGATACCTATGGTGTCCTTCACGGATTTTACCGTACCTATCCACAAGGATTGGTACATCTTTCAAAGCCGAACCCTTATTCTTAAAGCTCTCGATCAGGTTCGCCAAGTGACCGCTCTTTACTATTCGTTGAGTTTTATGTGGCCTAAGTTCACGGTATAGTGGTGACTTGTCTGTCACTTCATAGACAGTCCGTTCTACTTTTAATTGTGTAAACATATTGTTTACTCCTAAAGGTTAGGGAAATTGTATCAGCCTTTCCCCGTTAGGCTGTCTTGTTTATAAATGGTTTCTCCTTTTTAACTACCAGTTCTCCCCTTTCATCATAGGTTATATTCTCCAACGGTGTATCATAAGGCAACGTTGAATTAAGATAAAGATGAAGCAGCTTAGATAATTCGTAATCCTGTTCAATTACGATACTCTTTATTGCTATTCCATCTTTATTTGTTGTTTTTACTACCGACATATTTATCTCCTTCCTAATTGTTAACCCATTTCTCTGCAAACAGAGCCTTATCCAACATTGCATCTGCCTTGGCCTGTTCACCGGAATTTTCCAGAGCTGCGGCCATCTTCAGTCTGGAATCTATTGCATTAATTTCCAGAACTCGACCATCCTTTTGTATAAATGTAGTCATGCTTTCTCCTTACTTGGTTATGGAACAGGATTGTTCCTTTTCAAAAAGTGCATCGATACACTTTTCAAACAAATCTGCCTGACCTTTTGGTAGTCTTACCATGAGGTCGAGACATCATGACAGGCTCACAGTATTCAACGCCGTCCACTGTGAACCTGAGAAATCCATCAAAGCTTTTACACTTTGCAAGCTGTGTACCTACGCTGCATCCGGCTTTATCAGGCCATTTAGATGATGTGTGTGGGTATCCGCTGAGTATTTCCCCTTGTTCATCTATACTCTTGGCAGAACTATGAATTGTTGACAATTTTTTAAGATCAGTTCTGATCTCTTCAGTGGCCCTAACACTTACAACATTGGTACTGAATGGGAGTTTACTTTTCCCGACAAAATTATCTATTTCTTTTTCAGCCTGTCTTTGTTTACCTTTCCATGTTTTACTTTCTTTTATTTGTTGTGTCTTGCCCCCAACACTTACAACGTTGGTGCTTAGAGGCAGTACACTGACAGGTGATTGACATGCACTTGTTTGTTTACTCATTCTTTCTTGCCTTTCAAAAGTGTATCGATGCACTTTTCAGATCAGTCATTTAAACCAGCCTACTATAAAGATAAAAATAAAGTTAGTCAATAGGTTGAGCCTTTTTTCCCTTTACTATCAGCAGGTTACAGGCAATTCGATGTTACCCTGGCTGTGGGTACATATTCCATGCGTACACATTACATGATGTATTTCCAGGCTGTGCAGCTACGTTACATGTTCCATATATAAATCCGGTTAGACCGGAAATTAAACAAAAAAAAAGGGTCTAGAACAATGTGTCCTAGACCCTTAATATTACGAACCTTGAGCGTTAAATTTGTCAGTTAATTCGTTATTCAACCTGTCATAATTGTAAAGATAATTAATGACAGTATTCGACCAACCATCAACCTGTTTTTGCTCATCATCAGATAACTCTTTGTCAGTTAAGCCGTGAGTATCGTTGAAAGTATCAATGCAAGAACTGTATATTTCAACAGATGAATTACTAAGGCAATTAAGCTTTTCTTGGGACTGTGATTTACGATCAAACCTAGCATCAAATACCTTATTCCATGATGTTAGTTTCTTACTGTCCCACGCTTTAATGATATCATCGGCGGCCATTTTATCGAATGCCTTTTGAACCTGCTTATCATTAACATAACGTGAAAGCTTTTTAAACGTATCATCGGAAATAGAACCGCCGTTGGCTTTATCCTCAAATTCACGCATTGCCTTGTTGAAAGCTTTCAAGCCGATTTTCTGCATATTCCTCATTTGAATATGAATTGCAACTCTAATACGTTTTAAGCTTTGAATAACCTTGCCATTGGCTTGGTTGTCCTTAGTTAAGCCGTTAGCCTGATCAACGTTCGCTGTCAATAAGGCGATTAAGAAAGCAATTGTTACCTTGCCACTAGCTGGCTTGGCAACCTGTTCGGTTGCTTTTGGCTTATTTGACGTTTTTTTAGCTGTTTTTGTAGTCATAACTATAAAATCCCCTAAGGAATTATAACAGCTATCAACGCACTGTTCGAATAACAGCGTGTTCTAGCTGTTATCTGATTTTACTGTCATCCTATTTCGGTTAGGGTGTTAGGATGTAACCCTTATCAACATTGTTATTAACCCTAGAACAATCTAGGTAACTGATCTGACAACCTAACCGAAGCATAACGAATTGAATAAGTATGTCAATACATCCAACTGAAAAGTGTATCGATGCACTTTCCGAAGAGATCAAAAGTGTATCGATGCACTTTCCGAATAGATCAAAAGTGTATCGATGCACTTTCCGAAATAGGTCTAAACTCTATTCTTTACTCTCCCTTGTGAAGACATTACTCGACACCCTCCGCATAAGCAATCCCCAAGTATCAAGCAAGTAATGACCAAGTAATGACCTAAGACCTGGAAAACTATACTGTACCGGCCAAATAAAGGTAACTATTAATAATGTATCCCCAAGTAGTTAGTAAAGATCGAGGCCCCGCCCCAAAAAAAATGGCTCATGTCTGATATATATATATATGACCTCCAATTATTTACTAAAAATTTAAGGAAAAGTCATCATTAAGATCATCTTGGTCGGATTTTAATAACTATCTAGATATATATTATATATATATATATATAAATACTTCTTGCCATTTTAAGAATTATAGTGTATAATATATATATGCTTAATGTACAAGAAAATTATCTGGAATCATTTATCAATCTTAAAGGACTCTTATCTCAAAAGATTAATCAAGAGTCTAATACAGATTTCTTGACCTTTGTCAGATTAGTAGCTCCTACCCTTGTTCCTGAATTCAAGATGGGAAATCATATAAAAATTATCTCTGATAATCTTAAGGATATGGAAGAAGGGAAAATAAAAAGACTGATGGTCTTTCTTCCACCTCGTTCCAGCAAGTCCGTGATATGTTCCAAGTTATTCCCTGCCTGGTACATAGGAAGAAATCCTAATCATGAAATTCTGACTGTCTCTCACAGTGATCAATTGTCTTCTGACTTTGGCAGGTCTGTCAGAGACATTGTCAACACAGAAGAATTCCAGAAAATATTTAGTGGTGTCTCTCTAAGAAGCGATGTCAGGGCAGCAGGTAAGTGGAAGACAAATCAGGGAGGAACCTACTATGCTGCTGGAGTGAGATCCCAGATTGCAGGTCGGGGAGCGCATGTGGCAATCCTGGATGATGTCATGTCTGAAGAAGATGCTTTCTCAGATGCAGGTAGAAGGTATATCAAGGAGTGGTATCCGGCAGGTTTAAGGACTCGTATCATGCCTAACGGTGCCATTGTAATTATAAATACAAGGTTTCATTACGACGATCTGTGCGGATGGCTTCTAAAACAGCAAGAGAACATGTCTGAGTATGAAACCATTCCTTGGAAAGTTATAAAAATTCCCGCCTGGTTGGATGAAGAAGCAGCAGAGTTACTGGATCTTCCCATAGGAGGAAGTTACTTTCCCGAATGGAAATCGGAAGAAGTTCTCAGAACAGACGAGAACGAGATCAAGGCCAGTAATGGAAGTCGGTACTGGAACTCGCTCTATATGCAAGATCCTACCCCTGAAGAAGGAGGTTTAATTAAAAAACGATGGCTACAGAACTGGGAAGATCCTGAACCTCCCTCTTGTGATTTTGTCATACAGACCTTTGATACGGCTTTCTCAACCAAGACCACGGCGGATTTCAGTGTAATTCAAACATGGGGTATATTCTACCTGTATGATCAAGACGAGAGAGGATATGAAAGTTATGCTCCGCATTTGATTTTACTGGGAAACATCAAGGGACGTTTTGAATACCCTGAACTAAGGAAACTGGCACAGAAGTTATATAACGAGCATAGACCTGATGTCTGCATGATAGAGAAGAAAGCATCTGGACAATCTCTGATACAGGATATGCGAAGAGCAGGATTGCCTGTCATGGAATATCTTCCTGACCGAGACAAGGTATCCAGAGTGTATGCGGCTTCGCCTATTATGGAATCAGGAAGATTATGGATACCCAAGAACAAGAAGTGGGCGGATGACCTGATAGAGGAACTAATCCGGTTTCCCAATGCAGCTCATGATGATCAGGTAGATGCTCTGACAATGGCGGTACACTATCTGAAAGAGTCCTGGCACCTTACTCACCCTGATGATCCAGACCTTGAAGATGAACCCAGAGAAAATAAAAGTACTTATTGGACATTTTAATTTGGGAAATGGACAATTGTATGGTATAATAGTGTAGGGATTAGAGGAAAAATATGGCTAGAACTTTCAATAAAGCGTATGATCATATTAACCAGATGTTGAATGGATCTGGTTTGTCTCCTATTGTCTACAGACAAGGCGCAGGAAGTATAGTAGGAAGAGGACTTCAAAGAGCTTATAAAGATCTTCCTTCAACTGCCAAGTTTTATCTTCGACAATTTCAAGATAAAGATATTACTGATAAAGAATTAAAATCTCTTTTAACTGAAGACGAAATATATGAAATAAGTAAAGCTATAGAACGAAATGAAGCAGCAGAAAAAGGAGATAAACCACTTTTAGATAGAGAGGGAAATCCTGTCTTAGATGACGATGGTTCAGTTATGATGGTAAAAGGACCAGTAGAAGGAGAAGTAACTTGGGAAACTCCTGGTTATAGACAAATTGCTCCACAAGGTCTTAGTCACCTATTTAATGCAAGCCCTCTTTTTAATCTTCAAAATACTTTAGGAAAATTTAAATATGGTCCTCCTAATTTAGCAGGAGAAAGAATTATAACTGATAAATATAATTGGCATCAGGGAGGAGATAAGCCAGGATTTAAAGCAGTTTTAGACAGTATCAGGAGAGACAAACATGTACCTATAAAATTTCTTGCAGAAAATATAGCAGCATCTATACAAGGAAAAAAGGGTAAGGGACCACGTATAAGAGGAAAAATTAATCCTTATAAATGGAAATTTGGAGAATCAGGTACATATGATTATGGTCAAGATCGGGGAATGCAGGGAAGTTTACGAGGTATGGAAGGATATTCATATGATCCTCAAACAGATACGAGTTTTATAGATGACGCAGCTATAGATACAACAGCCGCATTTAAACATGGAGGACAAACAATGCCTGGAGGGTTATCAGGAATAAGGAAATCTATTAATATAAATGGAGAGCCTCATAATCTTGCATGGATAAATTCAGATGAAGCTTCTGCTCTGAGAGCTATGGGTGGTAGTGGTAAACCCGGACCAATGGGTATCCCTAGTTATCAGTGGGGAGATTATCCTACTGATGAACAATTTGATCTGGCAATAGCTACTGAAGCTGGTCCTTATAGTATGTCAGAAGAGGTTATTACACCAGAACAAATGGCAATTGCAGAATCTGCTATAGGTCAATCAGGTTATCCACAAGATATATCAGTATTACCTCAAGTTACTGAATCTTGGGAAGAAGTTTTTGATCCTAAAAGTAAAGTTATAATGGGAGATCGTGCAAGAATAGCAAGAGCAGTAGATGAAGCTCAAAAAGCAGGAAGAGGATTACATCCCTCTGAAAGACGAGATCGTAGCATATCAAGAGATGCTCTTAGAACAACTCTTGAAGAAAGTTTACCAACCCTTGAAAGACAAAGAGGCCCTCAAGAATTAAGCCAAGCTTACCCTTGGTGGGCACCATTTGCACTTCCGATTAAAGCGCTTGGTGGTATAGCAGGATGGTTAAGAGGAAATACTGCACCTGTAATAGCAACAGTTATGGTAGAAGGTGAAAGAATGAATCTACATGAAGATGGTACTCTTTCAGAAATACGTGCTGGTGATCAAACAACAGAAGATGCAGATTTATATAAACAACCTCTACCTATACAAACAGCTAGAGAAGGACTTACTTCTACTGTTAAAGAAGAAGAAAAAGAACTAACAGGAATTGCAAAGTTACTGGATAAACGTAAAGATAAACCTACAAAAGGAGAGACACTTCAACCTCAGTTTGATAACATCGTAGCTGCTGGATTTAGCAGACAAGAAGCGGCTGACATGCTTAACCAGCCCGTAAATATTTTTGCATAGGATAAATAATGGCAACAGAAAAAAACCCATATGAGATGATACCAGAAGAAATTCCTAACGTAATTCCTATGGTTCCAGAAACAGAACTTGATGCCAGTTTTGAAGTAGCTGATGATGGTGGAGTTATAGTAGATTTTTCTGAAGAGTCTAGTATAGAGATGCAACCATCAGAAGATATTGCTGAATGGTATGGTGATCTTGCAGAAACTCTGGAAGAATCAGATTTATTTGAGATAGCCACAGATGTTATAAATGATTTTCAAGCAGATAAAGATTCCAGAGGTGAATGGGAGTCTATGTTTGAAAGAGGCTTTGATCTTTTAGGATTAAAACTTGAGCCGGGATCAGAACCTTTTGAAGGTGCTTGTACAGCCGTTCATCCTCTTCTGATAGAATCAGCAGTTAAGTTTCAATCAAAGGCTTCAGGAGAACTCTTTCCCAGTGGAGGTCCAGTAAAGGCAAACATACTTGGCAAGATAACTCCTGAGAAAGAGACACAAGCTAACCGTGTTCAGAATTTTATGAACTATCAGGTTACTGAACAGATGCCAGAATATTTTGATGAATTTGAAAGAATGCTTTTTCATCTTCCCTTGATAGGATCAGCATTTAAAAAAATATATTATAGTTCTACTCTTAAACGTCCTGTCTCTGAATTTGTTCCCATAGATCAATTTTATGTGTCTTACTATGCAACTGATCTGAGGAATGCGGATAGGTATACCCATGTTATTAATCGGAGTCCGGTAGAATTACAAAAAGATGTTATAGCTGGTGTCTATAAGGATGTAGATCTTCCTAAACCTAATCAATCCAATATAACATCTTTCACAGAGAAAATGGATACTATTCTAGGATTGTCTCCCTCTTCAGATAATGATCCTCAATATATTTTATTGGAACAACATCGTTATCTAGATATCGAAAATAAAGATCAATCGCTCCCCTATATCGTAACTATAGAAGAACAAACAAGACAAGTACTAAGTATTCGTAGAAACTATGAACAGAATGATCCGAATATGGAGAAGCGTAGTCACTTTGTCCATTATCGATTTGTTCCGGGTTTTGGTTTTTATGGATTAGGTCTGATACATTTCCTTGGTAATCTTACCATGAGTGCAACTGCTGCAATGAGATCTCTAATTGATGCAGGTCAGTTTGCAAATCTGCCTGGAGGTTTCAAAGCCAAAGGACTTAGAATGGTTGGTGATAATGATCCCATCTCCCCGGGTGAGTTCAAGGAGGTTGAAGCAACTGGAATGGATCTTTCAAAGGCTATTATTCCTCTCCCCTATAAAGAGCCTTCCTCTACTCTATTTCAGATGCTCCAGTTCGTAGCTGCTGCTGGTCAGAAGTTTGCGGATAGCACGGAACAAGTTATTTCTGATGCTGCCTCCTATGGACCCGTTGGTACAACTATGGCTCTCTTAGAAGCCAGTAGTAAGTTTTTCACAGCCATACATAAACGTCTTCATAAATCTCAGAAAGATGAATTTAGAATTCTGGCAAAGATAGATTATGATTATCTTCCTGATGAATATCCTTATGATGTTCCATTTGAAGATAGAAGTATATTTAAAAATGATTTTGATGGACGAGTAGATATAGTTCCTGTCTCTGATCCTAATATACCATCCAATGCTCATCGTATGATGCTGGCTAACATGGCTCTTCAAATGGCACAGCAATCACCTCCTGGTATGTTTAATCTAGAAGCATTAAACAGAACTATTCTTAATGCAGCTAACATGCCTAACATGGAAGAGATACTTCCTCCCAAGATAGAACCAAAGCCAATGGACCCTGTGTCGGATATCATGGCCGCTACCAAAGGAATTCCTATAGCTGCTTTTCCAGGACAGAATCATGATGCTCATATTCAGACAAAGATGGCATATCTTCAAGATCCTGCTAATGGAGCCAATCCTATTATGCAAAGAATACGTCCTCTTCTGGAAGCCAATATTCAAGAACATTCTGTGATGAAGTATCAAGAGCAGATGAACGGGATGACACAACAGATGATTGAGCAAATGCCTCCAGAACAGGCCCAAAATCCTGCTGTTGTAGAAATGGCAATGGCTCAAGCTGCTCAACAAGTAATGAATGCTAATCAGGCTATAGGAATAACACAGTCACCTGAACAACAACTGGTCGCTCTAGAACAAGCCAAGGTAGAACTAGAAAAACAAAAACTACAATCTGATACAATGGTTCAAGCTGCTGAGATGGAATTAAAGAATAAGAAACTTGAGCTTGATGAAAATGAACAGATTATTGATATGCTCAAGACAGGTGCAACTGATAACTTCAAGAGAGAGAAAGCAGAACTTGACAGAGATTCTAAGAAAGAATTAAAAACTCTGGATATACTATCCAAGATCGGAATTGAAGAATCTAAATTAGATGCTGAAGATGAAAGAGTTAGACAAAGAATAATGAAAGACTTATTAGAACAATATAATAAAGATGAGAAAGATCTGGATATGAAGGGTCTAGATGCTCTAGTTAAAATGGCTATTGAACAATCCAAGAAAGATAAAGGAGATAAAGAATGACAATAAAAATTCCAGAAATGACGAAAGGTAAAGGCTATATTACTTATAAACAAACAAGTTCTGATAAACCAGTAACTTATGGAGATCCTTTCAAAAGTGATTGTATTGGACCTTGGGAAACACTAGCTGACCTTAATGAATGGGGCTATGGTGAATTTAAATTTCCAGAACCAGCAAAGAAAAGTCGTAAGAGTACCTTATACACCTAATGGAACTCTGGGATGAGGTTATTCAAGAGTATAATGAAGAGATTCAAAGACTCAGACTTTCATTAGGAAATGGTTCGGCTGATGATTATGCTCATTATAGACAACTTGTAGGTTCTATCCAAGGTTTAGAGTGGGCTAGAATTAATTTAAATGATATAATTAAAAAACGAATGTATTCAGAAGAAGAGGAGTAAAATGCAACAAGTACAAATGGGTAAGGCCCTAAAAAATGATTCATGGATCAGTGATCCTACTGAAGTAGAAGATCCAGAAGTATTACCTGAATTACCGGGATTTCATGTTTTGGTAAGACCAGTGTCTGTAAAAAGTCAAACAAAAGGTGGAATTTTTATTCCAGATTCAATTAAAGATGATATGTCATATCTTACCACGGTAGGTAAAGTATTAGCTCTGGGTAAGTTGGCATATCTGGATAGGGATAAATTTCCAGCAGGAGCTTGGTGTAATGTAGGTGATTATATATGTTATGGTAAACATGCAGGAACAAAGCTTTTTTACAAAGGAGTAAGACTTATTTTACTCTTTGATGATCAGATTACAATGAAGGTTGAAGATCCAAAAGATCTAGATCCAACATTTAATTTAGGAAAAGGATCAACATAATTTGGAAAATCGTTAATTGTATGGTATAATAGTATATCGTTAAATCGTTGATTTCGTAAACAACGGAGGTAAGAATGGATAAAAAAGAAGAATGGGGAGATATAAATCTTTCGAATGAGGAACAGAAAATTGAAATTGAGCTTGAAGATAATGAGTCAAATTCTGAAGAGGGAGTTGAAGAATCTAAAGAAGCCCAAAACTCAGATGGTAAAGGAGATGCTCCAGAATTGGAGGGCATTAATACCAAAGGAGCAGAAAAACGTATTCGACAACTTATCCGACAGCGCAAGGAAAGAGATGAACATATTGCTGCTCTCATTCAAAAAAATGAGGAGTTAAATACAACTCTCAGAACACAATATAAGGAAGTAGACGAGGTTAATAAATTAAGTCTTGATGCTTCTGAAAAACAATTAACTGATAAACTTGAGCTTGCCAGATCAGTTTATATGGAAGCTTTTGAAGAAGGAGACAAAGAAAGAGTTCTTAAAGCACAGGAAATGTTAAATGATGCACAGACTGACTTGAAAGCAGTTTCTTCTGCTCAAAAAAATTATAAAGAAGTACCTGTACAAGAACCTCAATATCAACCACCGCCTGTGCAACAAGCTTCTGATCCAAGGGCTGAAGAATGGGCTGCAAGAAATAATTGGTTTGGACAGGATAATGTTAAAACCGCTGCTGCATTAGCTATAGATGCAGAACTTAAAAGCGAAGGTTATGATCCAACCGATAATGATTTTTATCAGGAAATTGATAAGAGAATTAATAAAGCGTTTTCTCAAAATATAGAGGAAACTACAGAACGTGTGCAGGATAATACGTCACCACCTGCTCAAGTAGTATCGGGGAGTTCACGCTCATCCCCATCCAGTTCTAATAAAGTTAAACTATCAAAGGAAGATGTTAGGCTTGCACAGAAATGGAATATACCACTTGAACAGTATGCTGCTGAAAAGCTAAAAGTTTCTGATGCTGACGGCAATTATACTAATATAACTTAGCGTGGAGGAATGAAATATGACACGAAATGAAACACGTAGTAATACTAATCGGGAAACTACAACAAGAGAAGTCGAAGAAGAATATGTCTTTGAGGAGCCAGATGCCCTCTCTATACCGGATTCGGTACAAGCAAGATTTGACAATGAGGCTATGTCTCTCCGTTGGATACGCATATCTGTAAAAGGTGAAGATGACATCGCAAATGTTGGTAAAAACCAGCAACAGGGATGGATCTTCGTAACTCCTGATGAAGTTCCTGAAATGGCAATTACATCCTTCGTAAGGGAAGAAGGTCGCTATCTTGGAGCCGTCTGTCGTGGAGACGTAGCGTTGGCAAAGAAGCCAACAGCAAAGGTAGAGGCCAGACAGAAATTTTATGAGAAAAAGGCTAATGATATGATGGATGCAGTAAATGCACAACTAATGAAAAGCTCTGATTCTCGTATGCCAATTTCTAATACAAGTAAATCCGTAACAACCAGAGGTAGGCAACCTTCTTTTCAAAAATAGTCTATCTCTACATTATAAGGAGATGAAACATGTCTACTACTAAAGCATTTCGTGGTTTCGTCCCTGCTCGTAAAAAAGGTGGTGCTTATAATAATGAGGCTGTGACCGATATGATCACACTAACCTCAACAGGACAAGCACAAACACCAGCGAATAGTATTTTTACTGGTGATCCTGTCGTATTACCGGGAGCTAACTTTACAACTATCTCTCCGTATATTGCTGCAACTCTTAAACCTTCAGGGGTTTTCATGGGTTGTCAATATGTTGAGAATGGTGAACAAAAGTTCTCACGATACTGGCCGGGTGGAACAAGTGCCACAGACGTTAAATTTTTCGTAATTACTGATCCTGATCAGATTTATTACATCCAGTGTTCTCTGACTCTATCGGCTGCTGAAGCTGCTATTGTCAAGAACTACACTGCTACCGTTAGTTCAACTGCCTCTTCAGGCAATACAACTACTGGTCAATCAAGCTACTACTTGCTTGCTGCCAGTGGTGCAGAAACTGAACTAGCTTGTCGTGTACTTGGACGTGCTAAGTTTGCTGACGAAGGTAATGACGATGCGTATCCCATTGTAGAGGTCTGGTTAAATACTCACCGTGACCGATACGTGACGGCTACGGCATCAACGGCTTAATAGGAGGGATTTATCATGGCTATAAATAGAGCTAGTATATCAAAAGAACTCCTTCCGGGCCTAAATGCTATATTCGGAATGGAGTATGGAGAGGTGAATAATGAGTTAGAACCTCTTTTTGAAATTGAAAACTCAGATCGTGCTTTTGAAGAAGAAGTCCTTTTCACTGGTTTTGGGTCAGCCCCAACCAAGGGAGAAGGTGCTGCTGTATCGTATGACGATGCACAAGAAAGTTACACAGCCCGTTATACGGCTGAGACTGTAGCTTTGGCTTTTGCAATTACGGAAGAGGCAATGGAAGATAATCTTTATGATACCTTTGCTAAACTACGTGCCAAAGGTCTTGCCCGTGCAATGGCTAATACGAAACAAGTAAAAGCTGCTAACATTTTTAACAATGGTTTTACTGATGTTATTGGTGATAGTGTAGCTTTCTTTGCTTCAACGCACCCAACCATTTCTGATGGGAATCAGTCCAACGTACTGGCTGCTTCCGACTTATCAGAAGCAACTCTTGAAACTGCACTTACCAGTATACAAAAGATCAAAGATGATCGTGGTATTTTAATTGGTGCCAGTGCTGTTTCGATGCATATCCCTGTTGACTCTTGGGCAATTGCAGATCGTATTTTATCTAGTCCTGGTAATACTCAAACGAGTGCTGCTGCTGCTAATCCAAATACGAATGCAATCAATGCTACTCGTCATATGGGTATGTTACCTGAAGGCTATCATATCAATCGAAGGTTTACTGATACGACTTCTTGGTTTGTTAAAACGGATGTACCGAATGGAACAAAAATGTTTGTTCGTACTCCTCTTCAAACCAAGATGGAACCTGATTTTGATACTGGCAATCTTCGATTCAAGGCAAGGGAACGGTATAGTTTCGGTGTCTCTGATTGGAGAGGCTGGTTTGGTAGTCAAGGTTCTTAATATCAATCTTACTATAGGAGAGTGGTTTCGGCTGCTCTCCTCCTTTCTAAGGAGAAATCATGACTACAAATGTTAAAGTAGCACAAAATGTAAGTAGTGATGGAGCAATTATAACAGGATTCCGTTATATTGATGTTAATACTACTTTAGGAGACGAAGGTGGTGGCGCTAGTCCCACTCCAACAACAACTCGTGTTCTTGCTATACATACCTATTCAACTCTTGCAGGTGAAATTGTTATTTCAGGAACAAAGCAGATTACAAATAGATCAGCTAAAGGAACAGCTATTCGGTATCGTGTAGGAGCAACTGATTCTAGTGATCAATATATAGGTGATATGGGAGTTGGTGTTATTGGTATTCTAAGTGTTGCAACATCTGGAACAGGAACGATGGCACCTACAATTACACTATATGTAGGTTAACATGGTTGCATATTCATATCTTAAAACGGATATTATTCAAACTTCTGAAAACGATTCTACCGAATTTGCCAGTGCAATTTCATTCTTTGTAGATCGTACAGAGTTACGCTTACTTAAAGATCTGGATGATGTTGGGTTAAACGAATATACCAGTATTACTTTTACTGTAAGTAATCCTGTTGTTAGTTTAAATGATAGAGTTCATATTGTTCGTAATGTGAACTATACAACCAGTGCGTCCAGTCTTAAGACAAGCCTTCTTAAACGTACTTATGAATATGCTATAGATTACTGGCCTTATGTCAGTTCTTCAGTAGGGACACCCAGATATTATGCTAGAAAAAATAATACTTCTATCTATGTCGTACCCACTCCTGCTTCTACTTTATCAGGAGAGGTTCAAACAGTTTCTAGACCTTTACCTTTAGCTTCAGCTACAGGTACAAGTGCAACAACTCAAAATTATTTTAGTGACTATTGTTATGATGCTCTTTTTGCAGGATGTATGCAAGAAGCTACCATGTTTATGAAGGATTGGAATACCCTTCCGGTCTGGCAGACACAGTATCAAACAGCTATAGCAGCATTACGTAATCAGGCTAGAAGGACTAGACAGGATGATATGGCAGTTGCTGCTTCTCCTGCCGGTGGTCCCGATACCATAACACAGGGAGCAAGTTAATGTCAGCAAAAAGAAAAGGAACTAAAAAAGGTGTATCAGCTTTTATTGATAAAGCATTAGGTATATCTAAGAAGAAGAATATGCAAAAACCACTTCCAGATGATCCTAATATTGGTAATGTACCTAAAAAAAGAGGTGAGTTACGTGATCGGATTGAAGCAAAAACAGGAGAGCCTTTAGAAACAACATTAAAAAAGGCTGGTTTAGATAATGATGTTATAGAAAATATAATAAGACCTCATAAATCAACTATAACTGCTGCTCAAAATAGAGCTAGAATAAAAGCTTTACAAAATAAGAATAAAACGAAAAATAAAAAATCTAAGACATCTTCTGTTACAGGTATGTCAGCAACTTTTCCTAAACATGTAGGTGTAACAGCTAAAAAACATGGCGGTAAGATTACCTATAAAATGTCAGGCGGTCAGGTAGTAGATGCAGGATACGATTAAGACATATAAGCCAAAGAAGTCCAAGAAGATAGTTCGCCGCAAAGGTGGAAAAGCTGTTGGAGGACTAACAAGTGCTTTATTAGGTGGTGGCGGTGGTTATGCAACTAGACATATTGATCCTTGGCCTGAAGGTACTCCTTTGACAACACAACTAGGTGCAGAAGCTGCTGGTGCATATGTAGGAGCAAATGTTTTAAAAAACATAGGACAAAAAGTTGGGCCAAAAATTCTTAAAGGAGCAGCAAGAGGATTACCTTTTGGAGGGCTAGTACCAGGTATACTTGCTGGAGGAGTTACTGCTGGATCAGTTATTCCAGAACTTGCTCCTCTTTTTCCTCGAATATCTGGTAGTGATGATTGGAAAAGACATAAATTACCTGATGGGACGCAACGATTTAAAACAATATCAGAATATCAGAAAGCTCTTATGAATGCTGTTCCTGTTTTAGGAAAACGAGGATGGGCTGCTTTAGGAGAAAGATATCGAGAAGTACAAAAGAAAGCACCAGCAGAGAAAAAAAGAAAACTAAGTAAAAGTAAACAACGGCGAAGAAAATATGCAAGAGCTATGACACGTATTGATAAGTCTGGTTCTGAATTAGTAGCTAAAGGATACAAAAATGGTTAACAGAGCCAGCATAAGGCAACAGATTATGAAACCGGGATTGAAAAGAGGCGGTAGACTCAAGAAGAAGAAGGATGGTAAATGGATACAAAAAGCCAATATAAAAAAAGGTGCTTTGAGAAAACAGTTGGGAGTTAAAAAAGGTAAGAAGATTACAATGGCTCAATTAAACAAAGCATCCAAGAGTAGTAATCCTACCACTAGACGTAGGGCTAATTTAGCAAAGACTTTTAGAAGAATGAGAAGGAGAAGTTAAAATGGGCTTAGGACCACATACATTATTGAAACGTCCACCTGATCTGGATGAGATACTTGGCAAGCCAACCGGACAGGGATTTGGTGCTGCCAGAAAAGGACCATCAGTAGTAGGTCCTCCACAGGATGTCGTTGTTGATGAAGACTATCAGCAAGGCAAAGCATTTAAAATAGAAACGTCTGATAAAGACAGTACTTACGGGGAGGCTTAATTATGTCAGCAAAAGGAAAAGGAACTAAAAAAGGTGTATCAGCTTTTATTGATGCAGCAGTAGATACAACTAAAAAAGGTAAACCTAAAGTTAAAACAAATGGTAAACCTAAAGATTTTACATCTTATGATACACCTAAAGTTAAAGAAACATTAGAGGATATGGGAAAACCTCCTTCTCAAAGGAAGGTTGATGCTACAGGAACAAAGAGAAAGAAACCTGTTGTTGCAACAAAGACAAAGGGTCGTCCTAAAATTCCTGTAACAACTCCTCCTGTTAAAAAAGGTAAAATGGGTAAAATTGCTAAAGGTATGGCAATAACAAGTCCTGCATGGTTAGGTCCACCTGCATATGTTGCATATAAGGAAATGAAACGTCCTAAATCTCATAAAGTTACATCAGGACAGAATCTTTCTAGTATTGCTAAAAAATATGGAACAACTATAAAAGCTATTATGAAAGCTAATCCTAGTATCAAGAATGCGAATTTAATACGAATAGGACAAAATATTAAATTACCTTTCTTTGGACGAGGAAAAGATCCTTATAAAGGAATGTCTAAATCAGAAATGGCAAAGCTTCATAAAGAAACTCAAGCAAGAAAAGCAAAAAGAGTTTCTAAAAAACAGACTGGAGGTAGAATGAGTAGAATAGGACTTTCTCCAGCAGAGATGGCAAGGGCTGGTACAATGTCTGAAGCTAAACGTAAACGGTATGTGAAAGGTGGTGGTAAAGTTGGTAAGAAGAAAGGCGGTACTGTTAATCGTAAACATGGCGGTCAAATAGGAACAGCCTATATAGCGAATTTATATGACTAAAGAAAAATTTAACGACTATACCAAGATAGATTATAGTTTTCTTAAACCTAGTCAAGAAGATTATAAAACTTTTTCAGAATACTGGGAAGCTATGACTAATCAACAAGATGGTTATTTGTATAAAAAATTTAAATATACCTATGGTAGTAAGTTGTAAAAGAAAAAGAAATGATAACCTGTAAGAATTGTGGATACGATTCTCATTGTGGTATACCGTTGATAAAAGATATTACAGGATATGCTGAAATAGAACAAATAGAGGTTTGTAAATATTGTCGTTGTGGAAAATGTACTATTCCAGATTGGTAAAGGAGAAAAAAATGTGTAATAATGAAGAATGTAGTAATTCACATTGTACCTGTGATCCTTGTATATGTAGAATAGAAAATCTATGTGAATGTTGTAATGATCATCAAGCAGTAGGACCATGAAAATCTTTAATTTCAAACATCCTAAAGATGTCAATCTAAATTATTTTAATCATTTAAAATTTTCATGGTGTGAGAGTATCAGAGCATTTGGAATATGTTTGGTAATGATTATACATGGGATTATTCCATATATCTTTGATAATACTTTTTCTAATTATATTAAAAAAGCTATGGGAAGAGTTGAAGAAGTGAGTAAATAATATGGCAGTATCTGGCACATATAATTTTAATCTGGATATAGATGAAGTCATTCAAGAAGCTATGGAAATGATTGGAGGAGAAGATACTCTGGGTCATGAACCAGCTTCTGCTAGACGTTCTATTAATCTTATGCTTAAAGATTGGCAGAATAGAGGGATACTTCTCTGGTCTACAAGTACAACGGCTGTAACAGTTGTTGCTTCTACAACTTCTTATGATCTTAGTAGTTCTACAATTAATGCTCTGGAAGTTGTAATTAATCGAGATAATACGGATATTCAACTTACCAGAATTACTCCTGAACAATATTTAATTATACCTGCTAAGACACAAACAGGAAGACCTTCTCAATATAGTATTAGAAGGGGAAGAGATAATCCTGTAATGTCTGTATGGCCTATACCAGAAAATTCTACAGATATATTAAAGATAGAAATAGTAAGTGACTTAGAGGATGTGAATAAATCTGCAATACAGAATGCAGATACACCTAAAAGATTTTTACCTGCTTTGACTTGTGGTTTATCTTATTATATGTCAATGAAAAGGCCATTAGTAGCACCAGAACGTATTGCAATGTTAAAAACAAATTATGAGGAAATATTGACAAGGGCAATGGAAGAAGATAGGGAACGAGCTAGTCTGTATCTATTACCTAGACTGACGTTTTATAATTAAGAGGAACTTCGTTCTATGGCTACTCATAAAAATGCATTAGCTCAATGTGATACTTGTGGATTTGTATATCCATATAGAGTTATGAGGATGAATAGCTATGGATTACTAGTATGCCCAGAAGATTTTGAAGGACAATATGATTTAAAAAATAATCCTCAGAATAAAGTACCTAATGTAAAAGATGATCCTGCTATTAGAAATCCACGGCCTGATACAGGAGGAAGAGGTATAACATGGGATGAAACAGCTACATGGATAACTGTTAATCCCACAACTCTGGTAGAAACAACACATACAACTAAGTATGATGATGCTAATAAAAGTTGGGATGGAATATGACAGATTTAACAGGAAAATTAATATCAGGTACTTATAAGCAACTATTATTAATTAATTCTAGTACGACTAATAGTGGAGTAACTTCTTCTATTACCAGTGTTCAGACAGGAGATGGTACAGGAACTGCTCTTAATGTGGGAACTGGTGGAGTTATAGTTTCTGGAAATATAGGAGCAACAGGAAATATTAGTGTAAGTGGAGGCTTGTTAGTAAAGAATAAGGTCTGTGCTTCTGCATATTATGGAGATGGTTCTAATATTACTGGAATTACAGCTACAATAGGCGGTAATATATCAGTTAGTAATGTTATAGTTGGTGGAACTTTATCTGTAGTAGGGGCCGCTGTTTATAAGTCTAGTGTTACAGTAAGCGGTGCTGTTAATCTGGGAAGTACATTAACTGTGGCAGGAGCTACAAGTCTGGCTTCTACATTAGATGTGGCTGGTAATGCTTCCATTGGAGGAACACTTACAGGTACTGGAAATGTAGTATTTGATGGTGATGTGTCTGTTAGTGGAGAATTAAATGTAAATGAGAATGTTTCAGTAGGAGGTACATTTGTAGCAACAGGTGCAGGGACTTTTAATTCTAAGACAGAATTTAATGATGCTGTTTCTATAAGTGGAAATTTGGATGTAGCTTCAGCAGCTTCTATAGGAAGTACTCTCAAGGTAACAGGGGTTGCAAGCTTTTTAACAGATGTGTCTATCAGTGGTAATACTAATGTTGTTGGAAATGTAACGGCTGCTTACTTTTATGGAGATGGTTCTAATCTAAGTAATGTAGAAGCAGAATTAGGTGTTACTACAAATATTTCTGTATCTGGTTTTATACATGCAGGAGGAAGTGTTTCTGTATCTGGTCCTTTCAATGTTATAGGAGCAGCTACATTTCAGGACAATGTCTCAGTAAGTGGTAATGTAAATATTACAGGAACAGCTACAATCGCTGGGGCTGCTTCAATAGGTGGTGCTGTAAGTATAGGTGGTGCTGTAAATCTATTAAGTACAGCTACAGTTTCTGGTGCTACAGGATTTTTAGGAACAGTCAGAGTAAGTGGAGCTACTTCTCTTGCTTCTACTCTAGATGTAGCTGGTAATACCTCTATTGGAGGGACAGCACAGATAACAGGTAATGCTAACTTTGATGGTGATGTTTCTGTTAGTGGAGATGTTTCCATAGGTACAAATTTATATGTTGGTGGAACTGTTACAATAGTAGGAAATACTACTATGACAGCCAATTTAGGTGTAGGTGGTACTTTTGGTGTTGTAGGAAATGTAAGTTTAGGAGCTAATGTAACTGTTAAAGGAGATGTACATGTTAGTAGTAAAGTATGTGCTTCTGCTTTCTATGGAGATGGAGCTAATTTAACAAATGTTCCTATAGATATTACTGGGAATATATCTGTTGGTAATGCAACTGTAGGTGGAAATCTCTTTGTAGGAGGTACAGTTACTGCTATTGGTGCTGCTTTATTTAATAGCACTGTAACTGTTTCAGGTAATGCTACATTTAAAACAGATGTATCTGTAAGTGGAAATACCAGACTTGGAGGTACAGTAACTGTTGGAGGTGCAGTTAGTTTAGCTTCTACTCTAAGTGTAGGAGGGGCTGCTAATTTTGCTAGTACTGTTACTATAGTAGGAATAGGGACATTTAAAGATGATGTCTCTGTAAGTGGTAATACTAATTTATTAGGAACAGTCACTATTGGTGGTGCAGTTAGTTTAGCTTCTACATTGAGTGTAGGAGGAGCTACAAATTTAGCAAGCACTGTAACAGTTGTTGGTATTGGTACATTTAAGGATGATGTATCTGTAAGTGGTAATACTAATTTATTAGGTACAGTTACTGTTGGAGGTGCAGTAAGTCTTGCTTCTACTTTAAGTGTTGGAGGTGTAGCTAATTTTGCTGATACTGTTACTATTGGAGGAGCTGTTAGTATTGCAGGAGCTTTAAGTGTTGGTGGTGCTACTAATTTACTTAGTACAGCTACAGTTTCAGGTGCTGCTGGTTTTCTGGGAACAGTTAGAGTAAGTGGAGCTACTAGTTTAGAAGCTGCCGTAGTAATGAAAAGTACGGCTACTGTAAGCGGTGCTGCTGGATTTTTAACTACAGTACGAGTAAGTGGTAATACAACTATAGGAGGAACTTTAGATGTAGCAGGTAATGTATGTCTAGGAGGTAATGTAACTATTAAAGGAGATGTACATGTAAGTAGTAAAGTATGTGCTAGTGCATTTTACGGAAATGGAGCTAATATAACAGCGATTGGTGTTTTAGCTAATGATCAGGCTTGGACTGGCTCTCAAAGAGGAACACCAACAACCGATAACGATGGCTCATTTGATATGAATGCAGCAAATAA